ACAAAAATCTCTATGTGCTTTATATATATTAATATCACTTTGACTAGTTTCAGCAGCTAATGCTGCGGCAGCAGAATATTCATTATCCAATCCAGTTGAATAAGATGTAGCATCAGATGAATTTACTACTGCATATCTTGTCCCTAAAGTTAATTTGCTTGAATTAACTGTGGAAGATGCTGATACAGCACTTATAGAAAATAATCCATTATTTGCCTCATCATTACTTCCAGATATAAAAACATAATCACTTGTTGAAAAATAATCAGCTAAATATAAACTACCACCACTTCTTCCGAATATTTCTTCATCAGTATTAAAATCTACATTTTGATCTTCCCAATAAGGTAGACTTTCATGAACTTTAGTATATGTAACTAATTGACCTTCTGTTCCTGCAGTTTGAACTCTATGTAATCCATTCCATCTTGAACTACCGCCAACAACTATATAATCTCTAGTTTGACCACCAGTATCTCCAGCAGTACCAGATGTTACTGTACTTTCTGGAGAACTTGACCAATTAGAGATAGTAGATCTTCTTGCTCTTAAAAAAGCCAAATATCCATTTATTATAGTCCACCCATTAACATAAAATTTATTATAATCAACTGCTGCATTAGATGAAACACTATATTGAGGACTGTATACATATTCTACTTCTAATCCATCAGCAACACTAGTAATAGGACTTTTCCATGCAGTAGACCCTGAAGATGTTCCATCCATTACTCCATCTCCAGAAACACCAGAAAATGTATAATTTAAACCATCACTCGATATAGAATCTCTCTCTATTAATGATAATTTTTTACCTTTTATTTGATATAAATATTCTTTTCTAGACGCCATCTGCATCCTTATTAGATATATTGCCAATACCTCTTGGTATACTTCGATATTCATCCTTACCATTTAATTGATTTTTACATCGTATATCAATTATTCTTATATAATCATTTGGTAAATCATAAAATCTTTGATCAGCTACAATATCAATTCTTTGTGTTGTAATATGAGTTTCAGCTATCATATTAATTTCTTCTAACCCATCCTTAATATAAGCAATCAATCTTCCTGTTGGAATACTTTCTCCACCTAATCTTTCTGCCAATTCTTTAACTTTCATTATCTCTTTCTCCCTCTTGCTTGCTGAGCTTGTTGTTGCTGTTGTTGAGCAGCTTGTTGTTGTCCCATCATAATATTAAAATAACCAATATATTCACCATTTAATCTAGTATATCTATCAGATAAAAATTGATAATCAGCTTGGTATTTTTGAAAATTCTTATCAAATACTGCTCCTGAATTAGCTAATGAAGTTTGATAAGCGCTAATATACTTTTCAATTTTGGATAATTGAGCTGTTGCTAATTCAAAATCTTCTTGTCTTTGTATCATATCTCCTGCTGCTTGAAACCATGTTCTATAATCAATATTCTCATCATCAAAATCAAAATCTAAACTTTCCCAGCTACTATCTGTCATAGTCGTTAAATCAACACCACTATCAGTAATAACTGGAGCAACGTAAGCACTAATATTACTAATTACATCACCCATTGCATTCAATAAAGATCTGCATGCAGCATATAAAACAACTAATCCTTGATATTTGTCTGGGAAAAAATCAATAGCACCTGTTGCATCCCCATGAGCAAGTCCAACATCATAATGAACATAAGTTACTTTTGCAATATCTGAACCACTCGAAGGAGTAGGAACAACAAATACTGTTTTATTTAATATATAATAACCAGGATTAAATTTAGATCTATAATGTAAACTTTCAACATCAGTTGCCTGATATCTCTGTAAAGAAGGAATAGGATCAGCAGGTATTAAATTTCCTGAAGCTGTTCCATCTGCTCGTGTAACATCCACTACAATTCCACTTTGAATTTCAGTTCCACTCGAACTACTTAAATCCTCAGTAACAGAAAATAATACTGCTTCTTCAGGTTTAATAGCTAGAATACGACAAACAACATCTCTAACTCCATCAACTAAATAATCATTCAATTCAGCTTGAGTAGGAGCTGTAGAACTACTAGAAATTGTTAAACTAGTAAGACCTTGTACTTGCAATAGAAAACTTTGTTGTGCCATTAAACTCCTTAACTAAGTCCAACCCCCCGACCATGGGGAGAGAATGTCCCGCGGTACAGGGGGCAGACTTATTTATTCACTGTTTATTTACGATTTTATAGTAACTCGACACTAAAAGTATCTAATCGTACTTCATTATCAGCATGTGCAGCAGACCAGTCAACATTAAGAACTACATCTACAGCAGACGTAGTATCAATAGAAGTCAAGTTAGTTGCAGCTATAACATGTACTGCGCCTAATGCATCTGTTCTTATTTCAGCACATGATGTCATTTTTCCACTAGAACCAGTAGTAGTTACATGAACATCAGCCCAGGCATAGACGATATCACTATCATCTACATCTAAAGCAGCACCAGTCGCAACAGCTGTACCACCAAACTTAAGAATAGGTGTTAAAGTATCTGTACTATTAGAATCAACAACTGTACAAAAAACTTTAATTCTAATAATATCTCCTACCTTAAGTTTATTAGGTTGTATTTTATAAAAAGCTAGATCGACAGCATCAGTCGAATTTTCATGCTCACGAAGAGTTCCAGCTTCTGAAAATAACGTTTCAGATAATGAACCGTCAAATCTATTCTGTCCATACATTGGATTCGCCATAATAAACCTCCTTAAGTCCAGATAGCATGAGATTCAGGCATTTGCCATTCCATCCCAGCTTCTGTTAAGATTAGATCAACTCGACGGTCGATACCACTGTTTTCTAACGTTTGAACACCAACGTAAACAGATGTATCTCTGTTGAGACCGTTGCCCACAAGTGGACGATACTTACAATTGTTCATATTTATACCAAGCATTTTGACGCTAGTACCATCTAAATGAATATTTCTTACAACATTCATATCTCCAAAAGGAGTAGATATATTATTAACATCAACACCAAGTACTTTTTGCTTACCAGTCATATGTACTCTACCTACAGAACCACCAGCAGCAGTCATTGCAGGAAAAGATGTAGGAGTAGTAGCACCAGATCCTGGTTGCATTATTCCTACATTATTAGCAAAATATCCAGATAATTTATGTAGCCAGTTATAAGTAGATGTATCACAGAAGAATATACTTCCTTTACTACTATTATAACGAGGATCTAAATAATTGGATAAATCGTCTAAAAAACTATCTTGAGATTTAGTTGTTGGATCCAAACTAAATTGGTTTCCATAATCACTAATGTAATCTACGGCACCTTGAGTATACTGTATATCATTACTTGTATCAGTATATTGTGAACCGAATAATAATGATGTTTCAATATCCCATTTATGCTCAATCAACTTTTCTCGCCAAACTCTAGACCACTCACTGGAGTCATACTTTAGAGACGTTGCTCTAGCTGTGTTAGACATAGCCATTGAAGTTTTCCAGATTTGAGTTAATCCATGGTTTGTTGAATAAGGTTGATCTTTCCATGTTTCAGGATAACCAGATCCCTCAGCATGTGCAGTACCAACTACATAAGTTCTAGCTCTTTCAAGAGTGAAAGCAATACTTTTATCTGCTACCACTTCATCACCATCAGCATCTCCTGGACTAAAATCATCAGTCCACCAACCTGCATAATCAATATAAGATGAATTTGGAGCTTTAACAACTTCTGCTGTTACTAATGTAGGAACTTTACCATCTTTTGTACCTGGATCTACAGCTTCGGTAACTCTTACAATCATATAACTTTTACCCCAAGTTGCACTTGCATCTTGATCAGCCTGCATAGTAGGGATTTTAAGTAATTGACCTGGTAAATAAAACAAAGGTCTTGTACCTGAAGCACCTACATCAGCAGCCTTATTGCTTGTATTACCATAGACATTCTGTATATTACCTGATGTTAGATAATCACCTGCCATATAGACTTTAATTGTATCACCAGCAGCTACAGACGTACCAGTTCCACCATCATTATAGGCTTCTATAATAGCATCTGTAAAATCATCTACACCATCATTTCCAATATACCCCATTACATAAGCATAACGCTTATTCCATGATGGTCTTTTTTCTGCCCACTTAAATGTTGGATCATCTGTGGGTTTTTTGCTCACTTTAGACAAGAATCTAAAAAAAGGGTCTTGTGCTAAATTGAGTTCTGATACTCGATCTCCAAAATTATACTTTCTGCGAAGATCACCCGTCTTATAATTCGACGGAGTACCAGGACCAAGAGCATTGTCATGATCAGCGACTGTCAGATCTTTCGATCCTGTTCCGCCATAGACACCAACGTTAAATAAATCAGCCATTGGAATCTCCTTCCTTAATTAACCCTCTATCAGCTACGCGCGAGCGCCTTCAAGTAGGGCCTGTTTTTAGTTAACAGTTCGGAAGGTTTATTAAGCTTCTAAATATACCTATCCGAACAACTCTTCCATGCTTCCACCAGACCCCATTAGATCATCAAAAATTTGATCATCTTGGGACTGTTCAGAGCGTGGACTGTTGACTCCGCCAGCAGTAGTTGGTATATCTCGAACTTGTCGCATTTGATTCATCATATCATTTTTAGTAGAATTAGCAACATTAGCATTTGCTCTTTCCTTGTTTACAAGAAAATGAACATCTTCTAATGTCATTTTTCTACCTTTAGCTGATTTCATCATATCTGCAAATTGTTCATCACTCATATTAAACTTCTTTTTAAATGCACTGACTTCAGTTTCTCTAGCAGCATTTAGCTGTTGACTTTGCTGAGTTTGTTGTTGTTTTTGCATAATATCGCTTACACGAGTTTGCACTATTCCATCAACATGTGAATTTAATAATTTAGCCGAATTTGAGTCGGGTTCATTAAAGGCTTCTTCTTGATCGAAAACAAAATCTTCTGGCAAATTTAATTGCTCTTTAATAGATTTTGAAGGCTTACCGCCCCCTTGTAAATAATCCCTAACAGTATCTACCAATCCACTGTCTTGCCTCATCGCTTTGAGAAGTGGTACAAACGGTGACAAAGCTTTTAATTGACCCGACATCCTAGTAGCTTCCCTACTAGAATCCTTATACCTTTTCTCCCAATCAACTTGATTGTTTTGCTCAGAGCCTCCAGATAAATTGTGGGTTTCCATATTGGGGCCACTATCTTGAAGGGTTGTCTGTTCAACAGGTTGATCTCCATCAATGATACCACCATTTACTTGATGTTCCATTGCTTCAAAGAATTCATCAGAAGAGCCAGAGTTTACACTTGGGTTACCTTGATTATTTTCTTTTGTCATATTTATATTCTCCCTTTTGATTAAAGTTATATAACTTACGATTCTTTCTTATTGTCACGCAACCTTTTTATTTCATTATCAATTGCGCTATTTAATTCTTTATTTTTAGCACTTTCATTTACTTGTCTTGTATCACGTAATAGTTTTTCTTGTGCTTGAGTTTTAATACTTGCAGAAGTCATTTGAGTTTTAATTTCTTCTTTTTTCTTATTAATTTCAGTACCAGCTTGCATTACTTTATTCTTAATACCTGCTTGAACGAGTTGTCTTTGTAATGTTTCAATAGTACCAGCTTGATCTTTCATTTGTTCCTCCATATTAGAAACCTGTCCTTGTAATTGTGCATAAATACTCTTACGTTTTGCAATTTGTTCTTTATTACGTATATCAGTTTCAGCTAAAACAGCAATATCATCAACTACTCCCATTTGCATTAATTGTTTTAATTCATCTAAATAAGCCCATCTATTTAAAGGCAATGTAGATCCAGCAATAATTCTAACATCAAATTTAGCTGCTGTATAATCATTCCACTTTCCTATTGCTTCTCCTAAATCATTATACATAGGAACATTAATTTCTACTTGTTTTTCTTCTCGCAAAGCATTTGGTTGAACTAATCTAAAAACTTTATGAGCAGTATATATAGATTGAGAATATTGAGCCACAACAACACCTAATTGTTTTAATGCAGGCTCTATTGAATTTTTTAACCATCTTTTAACACGTCTGGTTCCATATTCATCCATAGCCAACATACCTCTATATGTATCATGTTGAGTACTAGTATCTCCTTGCATAGCACCATATATACCTGCTAAATATTCCATATCCTGTTTACCTTCATTAACAATTCCAAAGAATGCGTTAGACAAAGGGGCAGGTTGAACAGGTGTTGGAGGAGTAGCTCCAGGTCTTATTGGTAATAAAGCGCCTGGAGAACTTGCATATTGTTCCCAATAATCAGTATCAACAGCTCCTTCTTCATGCATCCATCTTAAACTACTTCCCAAAGAAGCATTATGTATCATTAATTGATGAGCTTTATTCATTTCTCTCTGTTTACCAATTAATGGTGAAACAGCTGAGATTGGAAATGGAGTACCTGTCCATTTAAAATTAAATGGAACAATAGGATATTCTGTAATCTTTTCTGGTAAATATTTCTTAAACAATGTAACATCTCCAACTACAGTAGATTGCTGAATACGAGTACCAAAAAATCTAATTTTATCTACAACTAAATTACTAAATAATGGATTCTCCATTAATACATTAAATTCTTTTTCACTAATTACTCTATTTTCAATTTTAGTAGCTTCAGATTGTAACTCATCCATAAATTTTTGACGCATTTGATTTAATTGCTGTAACATTTGTTCTTCGAGTTTTTGTACTTCTAAATCATGCCTATCTTTTATAATAGCACCTTGTTCTAATTGTTGTCGTAAAGCTAATTTTTGTTCTTGAAGTTGAACTTCTAATTCTTGAGATAATTCTTTCATTTGAACATCAACTTGTTTTTTCATCATATCCATAGCTTTTTTATCAGGAGGAACTTTAT